TAATGCAGAATCAGTTCCAAGTATAAAATTTAATGCACCTAAAAGTTTTCAAAGGCAAAACAGAGCTGTAATCAAAAACGATTATGCAAGAACTATATTAGCAGAAGCTCCTGATATTCAAGCAGTCAGTGTATGGGGTGGAGAAGACAATGATCCACCAATTTATGGAAAGGTTTATATTGCAGCAAAACCAAATGGTGGTAATTTGTTATCTGATCAAAGAAAGTCAGAGTTAGTTACTTTACTTCAATCTAAAAATGTTGTAACTATATCACCAACATTTGTTGATGCTACGTTTTTATATGTTGTACCAAGAATAACTGCAAGATATGATGTAGGACAAACTACTTTAACAGCAGGAGCAATATCTGATAAAGTTTCAACAGCTGTTGTAAACTTTGAGACATCTAATTTAAGTTTATTTGATAGAAAGTTTAGAGAAAGTGATTTTATGAATGATGTTGTTTCAAGTGATACAAGTATATTAGGTGCTAATATAACTTATTCAATGATGAAGAGATTTACTCCAAATCAAAATATTACGACTTCATATAGTATAGCTTTCAACAATGGAATACACAATCCTCATGCTGGACACCAAGGAGCTATATCAAGCACTTCATTCACTTTTCAAAATCAAACATGTTTCTTAGATGATGATGGTTTTGGTACATTAAGAATATACTATTTAGATTCTCAAAACCAAAGAAATTATTTAAATACTTCAGCTGGTACTGTAAGTTATAATAGTGGATTAGTTGTAATTAAAAGTGTTATCATAACAAGCTCTAGTACTATTGAAGTTAATGCTAAACCAGCTATTAATGATATTAGTCCTGCAAGAAATATGATTTTATTAATCTCTAAAGCCTCTATTGATATAATAAACGATTCAACAGGTGTTACAGAATCTAGTGTTTCAAACATTACTACTGCGGGAACAACAGAAACTATAACAAGCGAAACAGCTAGAATCTTATCTACAGGATCAACAGGTGGTGTAACTAACTTGGTGTACTAATGGCTGTTAATAAAAAAGTATCTACACAGATAGGCCAACAAGTACCTGATTTTATAAGATCTGATGCTCCTCTCTTCAGAGCATTTGTTGAAGGATATTATGAGTTTCTTGAACAAGCTAATAATGCTCTAGATGCAAGTAGAAATTTATTCAACTATCAAGATATTGATACTTCAATTGACAAGTATTCTGAATATCTAAGACGAGAAATAATTCCAGATATACCTAGAGTAACTCAAGCTAATACTCATTTCTTACTTAAAAGAGCAAAAGATTTATATACATCAAGAGGATCCGAAAAGAGTTATAAATTATTATTTAGAGCATTATATAATCAAGAGATTGAAATATATGATCCAGGTGAAAGTATTTTAAGAGCTTCTGATGGAAGATTTGTAAAAGAAAATAGTATCAGAGTTGGTGATCCTGCTTTAGGCAATACTGAATTATTATTAGGACAAAATATAACAGGTTTAAGTAGTGGTGCTACCGCTAAAGTAGAAAGAATAAACAGAACTACTGAATCTGGATTTATTGTACAAGAATTATTTCTATCAGGTATCAGTGGTGACTTTCAAGATTTAGAATTAGTAAGAAATAGTGGTAATACTGTTAATGCAACAATTTATAATATTACAGGTGCTATTACAGGTATTAACTTGGTTGATAAAGGTGCTGGTTATGTAATTGGTGATAGTTTAACTTTATCAACACCGACTTCAACAAGAGATGGTACAGCAACTGTTGCTGAAACAGATAACTTTAGTGCTATTGAGTTTAAAATAACTCATGGTGGTAAAGGATATACAGCTGGTAATAATATTATAGCTGTTACTGCTGATGATAATGGTACTGGTGCTTCATTTTATGTTTCATCATTAAGTAATACTGAAGTATTATTACTCGATAGTGATGATATATCTGCAGTTGCAAATGTTCCGTTAAATGTAACTGGATCTACAACAAACGCAAATACAAATACAGCTTTTCCAAGATTAGGTGCTAATGCAAGATCATTAAGTGCTAACTTAGCTGTCGCAAATGTAAATAGTAAGTTAGGAAGTGCACTAGCATTTACAAATACAACAGTTGGAACTATCAATAGTGTATATACAACTAGCTATGGTTATAATTATGTAAACATTCCAACTATTTCAGTTAGAAATCCAGCTGTAGCAGAATTAAGAATTCCTGATCCAGATAGAATTAATACATTTAAAGGTAATAATGCTATTATAACAGCCGAGCATGTTGATGGTGCGTTGAAGTCAACAACAGTAACAGATGGTGGATTAAGTTTTAACAAATATGAAAACTTAACAATTGTTAACAATACAAGAACACCAGTAGCTAATGCTAGTGGACTACCTTCTATTACAGGTTTAAGATCATATGAAGGTAAGTATACAGATACAAAAGGTTTCTTATCTTGGAATAACAGACTACAAGATAATTTCTTTTATCAGGTTTATAGTTATGTAATAAGATCTAAAAAGGCTTTAACAGTTTACAAACAGTTTGTAAATAATTTATTACATCCAGCAGGAACTAAAATGTTTGGTGAATTTACACAAACAAGTAATGTTGCAGTTGGAACAGCTGTGTTAAGTAATGTATCAGTATCTACAGCTTCTAAATCATTTGACTCATCTTCGATTACATTTGATTCAAGTAATACTACATTTGATGCTTTTTAATATAAATAGAACAAGGAACAGAAATGGACAAGTTTACAGAAACATTAGATAAATTAAGATTATTTCCTAGATTATTCATAACAGTTTACATCTGGATGTTTTATGATGTTGTACAATGGTTTATGTCTTTACCTGAACCAACAAATCAACAAGCTGGTCTAGTTTCAATAATAGTTGGAGCTGGTGCTGCTTGGTTTGGATTATATGTTAGGAGTAAATAATGGCTAAACAAACAGTCGATATAGGTTCAACGGCGAATGATGGTACTGGTGATAGTATTCGTACAGGTGGAGATAAGATTAATGATAATTTTACAGAACTATTTAATGCATTAGGTAATGGAACAACAATAGCAGCTAATACTGGAACATTAGTTTCAAACTCATATCTTATTGCTTCTTATCAATCTAATACACAAATTACTACTAGATTAAATACATTTGCACAAGTTGCTAATGTTGCAGCCTTGGCTGCTTTAGCAAATACAAATACAGCAATAGCACAAAGAGCTCAAGTTGCAAATGTTGTTACACTCGCTGCTCTTGCTAATACAAATAGTGCTATAGCAAAAAGAGCAGAAGTTGCAAACGTAGCTAGTTTAGCTGCATTAGGAAATACAAATTCAAGAATAGCTTTAGTTGGTACTAATTTAAGTTCAACTAACACAGCACTAAGATTATTAATTAATGATAGAGCACAAGTTGCAAACGTTGCTAGTGCTGCTTCGTTAGCAAATACAAATTCAGGAATAAGTAATCTTAATACAAATCTGACTGCAACAAATACAGCTATTAGATTATTAGTAGCAGATAGAACTCAAGTAGCTAATGTATATTCAATAGTCAATAGTGGTAAAAGTTATGATACAGTACCAAACTATGGTGCAGCTGTAACATATGACATATCTGCAAATGGAGCTCAAGCATATATTGTTTCAAATATGGGATTTGATATTGGTGGTACTGCAGGAAATAATCCTCAACTAACTGTAAGAAATGAATCTACAATTGCATTTGATCTCAATGGTTTAAATGGAGCACATCCTTTTCATATAAGAAGTGGTAGTTCAGGAACAAATTATTATTCTAACACGTTGATCCATGTTTCAAAAACAGGTACAATAAGTACAGGATCAAGTGCATTGGGTAAAATGGAAGGTGTATTATATTGGCAAATACCACATACAGTTATATCTTCTGCTAATAACTCATACACTTATGTTTGTTCATCTCACCCATCAAATATGAAGGGTAACATTGTTGTTAAAGATACAGGAGCAATCTAATGCCAGCTACTTCGACTAAGAGGCTATCATATCATATAGCTGATCAGTTTAAGGAATCTTTTAGTGAAGCAAGTCCATCAAGACTTTATTTGTTTGTAGGAAGAACTTCTCCTTTTGCAAATGATTCAGTAGCATCAACTCCAACAGACACAGTTCAAAAACAAGACTATAACATTTATAAACAAATGTTAGCAGCTAAAAAAATTCAAGAGACAGATGTAACTTATGCAATAGTAAGAAGAAACTGGGCAAATAATAATTTGTATGCTGAATATACAAATACAACATTGAACTCTACTTTACATAATAGTGCATTTTATGTTTTTACTTCTGATAGAAATGTATATAAATGTTTGTTTAATAATAAAGGTGCAAACTCAACTGTAGAACCAACAGGAACAAGTACAGGTGTAACTTCAACATCTGATGGATATCAATGGAAGTATATGTTTACAGTTAGTACTGCTGATGTTGGTAAATTTACAACAGCAGAATATATTCCAGTTAAAGTTATAACAGCTGATGATAGTTCAGGACAGTTTGCAGTTCAAGATGCAGCAGTAGATGGAGCTATAGATGTTATAGATGTATCTGCAGGTGGATCAGGATACTTAACTAACAATGGATCCTTCCAAGCAGTTACTAACGCAACATCAATGAGATTAGCAACTACTGCAAGTGCTAACGATAGTGTTTATATTGGAAGTACTTTATACCTTGATGGAGGTCTAGGTGCTGGTTTAATCAGGGAAATAACGTCATATACAGGTGCTACTAGAACAGTTACAGTCAACACAGCATTTTCAACAACTCCTAATACTTCTTCAACTTATATTGTAAGTCCAAAAGTTTCTATATCAGGTGATGGTACAGGAGCAGCTGCCTTCTCAAATGTAACAACTGGAGGCACTGCAGTAAACTATATCAATATGATTAGTACTGGAACTGGATATACAAATGCAACAGTTACTATATCAGCAAATACAAGTTTTGGATCTGGAGCAACTGCAGTTCCATATATTGGTCCAAGAGGTGGACATGGAAAGAACGCAAGAGAAGAATTAGGTGGTAGTTTTGTAATGGTGGCTTCAGAACTAAGTGGCAACGAAGCTAATACAATACCGCTTGAAAATGATATAAGAACTTTTGGTATCATAGCTGATCCAATAGAAAGAAGTACTGGTGCAGCAGCTAACACTGGTAACTTTGATATGACAACAAGATTAACTTTAAGTGGTGCAACAGGAGACTTTAGAGCTGATGAATTAATTACAGGTGGTACAAGTGGTGCTACTGGAAATGTTGTTAGTTTCTCAAATACTAATGCATCTAATACAGCAGGTACGCTTAGAGTGATAAATATAACAGGAAGATTTCAGAATAATGAAACTATAACAGGTTCAGTTTCTTCTAAGTCGGCAACTATTCAACCGGCTTCGAATTCAGACTTGACTTTTTATAAAGGTAATGTATTATATACAGAAAACATTTTGAAGTTAACTAGATCGGTAGATCAAATTGAGAATTTTAAGGTAATATTTAGTTTTTAGGATAATTTATGGCATATTCATCAGATGTTTCAAATACAGTATCAATATCAACAGACCTAAATGTTGATCCATATTATGACGATTATAATGAAGAGAAGAACTTTCATCAAATATTATTTCGTCCAGGTTTAGCAGTACAGGCAAGAGAATTAACTCAGATGCAAAGTCTGTTACAGAAACAGACAAGTAGATTTGGTAATCATGTATTTCAAGAAGGTACTATAGTAACTGGTGGAGCTAAAACATTCAATAGTAACATACCATTTGTAAAAATTACTGACAAAGATAATGGTAATAATACTATTGTAATGTCAACATTGGTTGGTAAAACTATAACAGGTGGTACAACAGGAGTAACTGGTGAGATTATAGATGTTTTAACTGGAGCACAAACTGCTGCTAACACAAATACTTTATATATTAAGTATACAGGTAGTGGTACAGCTAAAACAACTAAAACATTTAGTGCTGGAGAAGTTTTAACATTTGCAGGTGGATCAAATTCAACATATACAAATGCAACTGTATTAAGTTCTGCAAATACACCAACAGGTAATGGTGTTTACTTTACATTAAGTGATGCTATAGTTTATGCCAAAGGTCAATTTATTAGACATGCAAATGCAGGTATAGTTGTTGGTAGATATACTCAACAACCAAGTAAAATAGTTGGTTTCAAAGTAAATGAAAGTATAGTAACAAGTAATACAGATACAACATTACTAGATCCAGCTCAAGGAGCATTTAACTATACAGCTCCAGGTGCTAACAGATTAAAATTAGCAACAGAATTACATACTTTAGATTTAGATAACGGTGGTGATGCACCAGTATCAAATAATTTTTTCTCATTGTTTAGTATAGATACAGGACAAAGAATTGAAGAAGCTAAACAACCAAGTTATGCTGATCTAGCTAATGAATTAGCAAGAAGAACTTTCAAAGAAAGTGGTCATTATACAACAAGACCATTTAAATTTAACATAAGAGAAAATTTAATAGATGGAACAAATCTAGGATTAAAAACATCTTCTGATGGTGGACAAGCTAATGTACTAAGTGTAGGTATTGAAGGAGGCCATGCTTTTGTAAAAGGTTTTGAATATGATTATGAAAACTTAGATACAATTTATATTGATATTAATAAAGGAACGAATACACAAGTATTTGAATCAGTATCAACTACACCTAACTATGGACAATTTGTTAAAGTAAAAGAAGTATCAGGTGTATTTGATCCAACTAAATTACCAACATTAAGTTTAAGAAATGCAGCAGCAACATCACATACAAGTAGAACATTTGATGTTACAGCAGCTCCTGGTTCACAAATAGGTACAGCAACATTAAGAGCTATCAAACATGATTCTGGAAACACAGATGTAGCAGGTGGAGTGTTTAGATTATTTGTTGATAATATTCAAATGACATCTGGACAATTTGCTAATGTTAAATCTGTATTCATTGCTAACTCAGTTACAGGTACATCTAAAAACTTTTTAGGTGATACAATATTATCAAGTGCAAATTCTACATTCTTAGGAAATGCTACATTAGAAGAACCAACATTTAATACTTTAGTTTATAACTTACCATTCAAAGGTATAAAAACTATTAGAGATGGATCCAATAGTGTTGAAACTTCATTTCAGTTTAAAAAAGGTTTTGATGTAACCATAGCTACAGATGGTACAGCATCTTTGGCTACAGGTGACTCAAGTCATACATTTACAACAACTGGAACACTTAGTGCTTCTCAAAAAGATGAACTTGTAACATTAGTTGCAAAAAATAGAGTAGTTAGTACTCAGTTAGGTACAGTATTAGCTAATAGTACAACAACAGCTGTTACAGGAACAGGAACAAAATTTAATTTATTAAAACCAGGTGATAGAGTTAGACTAGGTCCAACAAATGTATTTACAGTTAATGCTGTAACAAGTAATGTTGCTATGTCATTAACCACTACACCAAGTGCAGCACAAAATGTTGCAAGTGGTAATGCAATTGCTAAAGTTATTGAAAGTGGTCAAGTCGTTGATATGTCAATGACAGGTACAACAGGTAATGGTGCGGATAGAACAATAGTAATTAATACAACTACAACAGCAACATTAGATCTTAAAGAAACATTTGATACATCATTAGCTGCAAGAGCTATAGTTACTTTAAATAAAGTTAATGCTAAAGAAGCTGCTAAAACATTATCAGCAAATGTTTTTGTAAGGATTAATCCTAATACTCACTTTAATAAAACAACTAGTGGACCTTATCCGTTAGGAGTAACTGATGGATTTAGATTAAGACAAGTTTTAATGTCAACATCAAATAGTGTTGTTGCTAATACTTCAGGAACAACTGATGTTACAAAAGATTATGTTTTTGAAGATGGTCAAAAAGCTGGATCATATGATATAGCTCAAATAAGATTAAAATCTTCAGCAACAGCTCCAACAGGACAACTACTTGTAAACTTTGATCACTTTAAACACAGTACTTCATTAGGACAAGGTTATTTTAGTGTAGATAGTTATCCTGTAGATGATGACAAAGGTACAAATTCATTAACAAGTATTAAAACATTTCAGATTCCAAAATATATTAATCCACAAACAGGTGATGAATATAATTTAAGAAACAGTTTTGATATTAGACCTAATAAAGCTAATACAGCTAATCCAACAACTACAGTTTCATCTTCTCCAGTAAATCCATCTAACTCAAGTTCATTTACAACTACTGGTGATGGACAGTTCTTACCATTGACAGGTAAAGTAGTTACTAAAGATTTACAAATTTATCTTGGTAGAACAGATAGATTAATTTTAGATGAAGACGGAAGACTGACTATTAAACCAGGTATTTCTAGTGATAAAAAAGTACCACCAATGGCTGCTTCTGATGTTATGACATTAGCATTTATTAATATACCTCCATATCCTTCTGTATCTCCTTTTGTAGGAAAAGTTAACAGTAGAGAAGATCTAGCTGTTACTCTTAATCCAGTTGATAATAGAAGATTTACTATGAGAGATATTGGACAAATAGCTGAAAGAGTAAGTAGATTAGAATATTATACTTCTTTATCATTACTAGAAAAAGATGCACAACAATTACAAATTTTAGATACAGCAGGTTTAGATAGATTTAAAAATGGTATCTTAGTAGATAACTTTACTGGTCATGGAGTAGGTGAAGTTGTTAATTTAGATTATAAAGCTGCTATAGATCCAGACAAACAAATACTAAGACCTTCTTTCTTAATTGAATCTATAGACTACATTGCTAATACTTCTGGAACTACAAACGTAATAAGAAGACCAAGAGACGTATTACTTAAAGTAAACTTTACTGGTGCTAATACAACAGATATTACATTTAATGAAACAGTATCTGGTGCTACTAGTGGAACAACTGGTAGATTAAAATACAATACTTCTGCTAATGGTGATGTATTATTATTAGAGAATGAAACAGGATCAGGATTTACTGTTGGTGAAACAATTAATGGAGCAACTTCAGGACTATCTGCAACTGTAACAACAGTTACAAGACCAGATGTAGGACCTTTAGCAACATTAGATTATGATCACAACGATCTTATTGATCAACCTTTCAAGTCAACAGAATTTAGAATATCAAGTGCTGAGTTTAGTGACTTTATTGGTAAAATAGAATTAAATCCAGATTTTGATAACTGGATTGATACAACTACAAAACCAGATTTAATTATTAACCATGAAGGAAACTATGATAACTGGGTAACACTAACTGATGCATGGGGTACACAATGGAATGATTGGAATACTGTTGTAGCTGGATCAGTTACTTCTGCTGAGTATATGTTAGAAGATTATGGTAACTATACTGTTTCTACAGCATTAAGTGGTGGAAGAACACAAGTAGATACTTATGAAAACAAAGCACTATTTACAGAAGAAACAGTTGAACAAAGACAGACTAGAACTGGTATTAATATAAAAGCTAAACCATTTGTTAATAAAGAAACACTTGGTAATAGAGTAGTAGATGTTGATATTATTCCTTATCTTAGATCAAGAAGAGTTGAGTTTACAGCTAGAGGAATGAGACCTGCTACAAGAGTATTCCCATATTTTGATGATACATTAGTATCTGCACATTGTAAACCAACTGGTGGATCATTAGGTGGAAACTTAGTTACAGATGCAGGTGGTTCAGTAAGTGGTGAGTTTATTATACCAAATAATTCTACTCTTAAATTTAGAGTTGGATCCAAACCGTTTACATTAAAAGATAATGCTACAGGATCTACTACAGATTACACCACTATAGCTACTGCTACTTATCATGGCCAAGGTTTATCACAAATAGAACAAGAAACTATTACTTCAACAAGAGAACCAATATTTGAAAAAGAAGAAATAGAAGAAACAAGAACTGTATTCCAAGATGTTGCTAGAGTTAGAATATCTAATGATTTAATTTCAACAACTATAACAAACCCAGCTCCTCCTTGTAGAAGAGGTTGTAGAAGATGTTTCTTAGCAGGCACTCCAATAACTATGGAAGATGGATCTATCAAACATATTGAAGAAATACAATTAGGAGATAGAGTTAAACTTGGTGGATTGGTAGATGGATTAGGTTCATTCCTTGCAGAAGACATTTATGATTATAAAGGAATTTATGTAGCAGGATCACATGCTGTGTATGAAAATGGAGAATGGAAAAGAGTTGAGAATACAATTCATGGTAAACCATTAAATGATAATAAAACACATATAGTATATACTTTAGGAACTGAACACAAACGTATTGATATTGAGAATATTACATTTACTGATTACTTTGAAACTGAAACTCAAGATATGTTAATTAAAATGCAAGATCAGTTTCCATTTGATGATATAGACATTGGTAACTATAATGATGTATATGAAAAAACAAGACTAGATTCATTAAATGGTAAGTTGACCCAATCAGGTTTTTATAGTACACTACAGTAAAGGAGAAAAAAATGTTTAAAGGATGGATTTTAGGAATGATTACATTTCTAGCTCTTATAATGGTTAACGGTTGTTCTTTGTTAACAAATGAAGATACGTCTTACAAAGACTTACCAAATCATAATCATATTAAATGCACTGGTGATTGTGACGTTAAAATTAAATGACACAAAAAGAATGTTTTAAGTTATTAAAAAAGCATTTTGATCAAATAAAACAAGAGTTCTTAAATCATAAAAATCAAACTAAACTCAATCAAGGTGACTTTTCTGATGGCGCTGGTACTTACGTAAAAGGTGAGTGGTATGCTGTTGGAATAAGTTGTATGGATACTAAAGTACAAAAACCTGAACTATATCCAACACTATATTCTATATTAGAAAAGTTTCCATATAAAATGAATTGTGCATTCATGATAGTTGAACCTAATACAAGTATAGGTACCCATAGAGATCGAGAAGGAGGATGGAGATATCAACTATGTATTGATGATGGTGGTGGTAATCAAAGTGGTATAGATTATTGTTTTGTTAATGAAAATGGTTGGCCTCAACTTGAAACTCATATATTTAAAACAGGTAACTCTATAATTATACAACCTGGTAAGTGGCCACACAATGGTTGGAATAAAAATAAAAATAAAAGAGTTACTTTATTACTTGACTTTTTTGAAGAAAGCTGTTATAGTAAACAAGCATATGATGAATATTATAAAAGATATGATGATGCCTTTCAATTAGATCAATTGGTTAAAACTTATGAGCAAAGAAAAGTCGCCTAAAGTATTAGTTATAGGACATACTAGAGGCATAGGTAAATCAATATATGAATATTATGATAGTAAAGGATATAAAGTAAAAGGATTAAGTAGATCAAATGGTTTTCATTTGTGTAATCCAGAAAAATTTTACAAATATATTTTTGCTTACGATTGGATTATACTCAATGCATTTTATTATGACTCACAATTTAAACTACTCAAACATATTGTAGATAATTATCAACATAAAAACAAAAAGGTTATAGTGATTACAAGTACATCCGGAACTAATGTTTGTTTTGATAAAAATATAAAAGCAGATAGTTATATAGAATATAGTAGACACAAAAAAAAGTTAATTAAGTTTATTGAGAAAACTCAACAAAATCTTTTACATAAACCACTCAACATTTATGATGTTTGTCCTGATGTAGTTGATACTAAGATGAGTAGAGGATTATGGATGGATTATAAAAAGTTAAAACCATCAGAAGTTTCAAAAGCAGTACAGATTTGTTTAGAAAGTAATTTTAATATTAACAGAATTGTGATTCAAAAAAAATGTTAATGAGACGTTGGAATAGAGAAACAGATTATCCTACATTAGTTCATTGGTGGAAACAACATGATTTTGGAACAGTACCTGTAGAATGTTTGCCTCCACTTGGTTTAATGATTACAGATAAAATGGGTAATCCAGTTTGTGGTGGTGGTTTATATGTATGTGATGGTACAAAATTTGGTTTTATGGAATGGGTTGTTGGCGATCCAAAATCATCACCTAAACTATTACATAGTTGTTTAAAAATATTAATAGATGGTTTAATACATTTAGCTGAACAAGAAGGATGTTTATTATTATATACTGTAACAGAGAATCCTGGTTTACACAAAAGGTATGTTAAGTATCATGGATTATCTAAAGGTGAAAATAATGCAAGAACTTTTGTTAAAGATCTAACAAATGGAAAGTATGGACCTTTGTTATGGGCTAAAAGCCAAGAAGTACTAGACGAAGAACAAGATAATTCGTATAAATAATACAGAAAAGGTAAAAATATGGCATTAATGAATTTAGCACAATCATTTAGAGTTGTGAATCGACCTGGTGGTTGTTTTGCGACAAAGATTGATTTATACTTCTCACAAACAGATGCAACACTTCCAGTAACAGTATCAATAAGAGAAATGAGAAATGGTAGACCGACTCAAAGAACATTACCATTTTCTTCTGTAACAAAGTTTCCAAGTTCAACAGGAGCACCTAGTTCAGACATAGCAACACACGTTCATAGTATAGGAGTAGTTGATTCAGGTTTTGAAACTGCTGACGCAGCTACTCAGCCAACTACCTTTCATTTTAGATCTCCAGTATTTTTAAAAAATGATACAGATTATGCTGTTGTAATTACTCCAGCAGGTAACAGTAAAAATTATAAGATTTGGGTTGCTAAGTTAGGTGACTTTGATGCTGGTACTACTAATATTATATCAAAACAACCAGCAGTAGGTACATTATTTTTATCTGCAGATGGAAGAACATATACAGAAAGTCAGGATATAGATTTAAGTTTTAATTTATATGCTGCTACTTTTGAATCATCAGGTACATTAGTTCAAGAAAATGAAAGATTAGATGACTTAACAGTATCAATGGTTCAAGGATCTTTTCAAGTTGGTGAATTAGCTTTTGGTAACACAACTTCAGCAAACACTTTTGCAAATACAGCTGGTGTTGGTATAGTAAAAGAAGTTGATGCTAATGCAGTATTTAGAGTAGTTTTATCTAATAGACTTGGATCTGCGTTTACATCTGGAATGAGAATTAATGGAGCAGAGTCAAATGCAATAGCAACTATTAATGGTGTTAATGATCATTTACAAGATGTTGTTCATTATAACTTTGGTGTAATTAATCCACCTGATACAACTATAGCAACAGATTTAAAAGCTACTTCTAATGGTAATGTACAAGATAGTACTTTTGCAACTAAAGTTGAACTTAATCAAGATAATGAAATGATATCTGTCAAAAAAGTTTTAAGTTATAGTAATGAGATTGCTAATTTAAGTGGTGCTAAATCAAGTTTATTAAGATCACAATTTACTACATTAAATACAAATGTATCGCCTGCTATAGATGTAGAAAAGTCAACATCATATGTTATTAATAATTTAATTAATAATTTATCTACTAATGAAACAGGTAAGAGTGGTGGAGATGCTGCTGCAAGATATATTACAAGAAGAGTTACTCTTACTGAAAACCAAACAGCAGAAGATCTTAAAGTATTTTTAACTGCATATAAACCTTCTCAAACAAATATTAGAGTGTATTACAAAATTTTAAATGCCATTGATCCAGATGACTTTGATGATAAAAGCTATGTTGAAATGACACAGAATACCAATACAGGAGTTAATTCTGTGAAAGATAAATTAGATGATTTTATTGAATATGAATATACAATAGCTTCTGCTAATAAAACTGGAACCGGTGGTGAAGTTACATATACTAACGCAGCAGGAGCAACATTTACAGGTTTCAATACCTTTGCTATAAAAATAGTGATGAATAGTACAACAGATGTAGTTGTACCTCAAATAAGAGATATGCGAGCTATCGCATTACAAGTATAATGGTCAAAGAATATATTAAAGTTAAAGAAGAAAAAAATTTAGTCAGGGATCCAAATAGTAAAGCAATCCTTAGTACTAATATTGAAGGTTTAGCTGCATACAAAAGAAGAAAACAAACATATGCAAAGATTGAAAAGATTGATCAGTTAGAAGACAAAGTAAAAAGTATAGAGATTAAAATAGATGAAGTGTTGACAACTTTGAAAAAAGTGTTATAATGAATTATGTTCAAGAACCTCTTTAGTGTTCCTATATTTCATGGGAAACTAGATAATTGGAAAAAGTATAATAGAGATTTACTTCCTGCATGTCAAGAAGTTAGAAAAGAAACTGAAGACATGAGTGGATTACCATGGAACTGTAATGTGTGGTCAACTTATGCATATGATGATCAATTATTTAAACGACCAGAATTTCAAGAAATATCTAGAGCTATTTCAGTATATGTTAGATCTTACTTAGATAGACGTAGATGGAAAAATGAAGCTAAGATGTTAATGACAGAATTATGGGTTAACTATCAAGACAAGTATCAATATCAAGAATACCATGATCATAGAGAAAGAGTAATCTCAGGAATATATTATATTGATGTACCTGAAGGAACACCTGGTATAATGATGAAGACACCACTTAAAGCTAATTTTGATGATTTATTTTTTGATGAGGATTCTGTACAAGAAGTAAATCATTTAGATGTTGAAACTGGAGATTTACTTTTATTTCCAAGCTGGTTAGATCATGGTGTTAAGGCAAATATGACTGATAATGCAAGAGTTAATATTGCATTTAACTTTGGTGTTCCGGAGTTAGTAGATGCACTTGGCTAGTGTTTATGATAATCTTATTTCTGAAGATAAGTTAATTGAATTAGAAAATTATGTAAGTAAATTTACTTATAGTAGATTTGAAACAGATAATGAAGAATATGATTTCAAAACTAATACATATGATTTCAAACAAAATGATCCATTCCTAATGGAAATACAAAAATTATTTTGGGATAAACTTAAAAATAATGTTGACATTATTCTATACAGGTTGTATTGTAATAAATTATTAGCTGGAGATAGTCCAACATCTCACTATGATGGAAAATACAATACAGATACTACTGTTTTAGTTTATGCTAACACACAGTGGGATCATAATGAAGGTGGTGAAACTCTGTTTTATAACGAAGATAAAGAAGTTGTACAAGCGATAGTACCAAAGCCTGGTAGAGTAGCTATATTTCCAGCTAATATACTTCATAGTGCGAGACCACCTCTACCATATGTTACAAAACCAAGATATACAATAGCTTATAAGTATGAATATGGACTTATCGTATAAATATAACATAAATAATAAAAAGGATAGACGGTAATGGCAGCAATTGCAAATGTAGCACTTAGTGATACTTTTAATACGCAAAGAGTTAAACTAAACAGAGGTTTAGTTAGACTTAACAACTTTGCTAATAATGAATCACAAATAACTGCTAATACTGTTCTAGCAAATGTATCATTTACTGCAGCTGGTAATTTAGTTAGTAGTGGTTTGAAGACAACATTAAGTTCTACTAATACTGATATATCGGGTGGATCTTTATTGATTTCTTCAAATACATTTCATACAGGAACATTAGAACTTAGTGGTTTAACTGCAACAACTTCTAATAGTGTAGCTGGAGCCATTAATGAAGTAAGTGATAATACAATAGCATTTTCAATAGCGTTAGGATAGGAGCATGGCAAGTAATTTCGACGTAAAAACATCAAGAAGTGTTGGTACTACAGCTACCAGGATTGGTAATTACACAGTAGCATCAGCAACAAAAACAACAGTGATCGGACTTACATTAGCTAACGTAACTAATACTGCCATCACAGCAACAGCTTTTCATAGTAGTCATACGAATAATGGATCGAATACACATCTTATAAAGAACGCTCCAATTCCAGCTGGCTCGTCTTTAGTTGTTGTTGGAGGTGACCAGAAAGTTGTTTTAGCAAATGTACACGGAGTCTTTGTCGCAAGCAATACTGCAAGTTCACTTGATGCCGTTATGTCAATTCTCGAGGTAACGTAGAATGACATATATTGGTAACCCACAAGGAACTGGTTTCAGTAAGATTGACTCACAGCAGTTTAGTGGTACTGGTAGTGCAACTGCCTTTACTATGAGACATCCTATAAGTCAACCAGAGCATGTTGCAGTTTATGTAAACAATGTTAGACAGGATCCACATTCTGCATACACTACTTCTGGTACAACATTAACATTCACAGAAGCTCCAGGTAATGCAACAAATAATATATACGTAGTTTACCTTGGCGGTGCTATCAATACAACAGAATTACCAACAGATGTTTCATTAGGAGTCAAAGGTGGAATAATAAATGCTCCTTCAATATTTAAGCATGGTGAAATACAAACAGGTGCTTACTTCCCTGCAGCTAATACAGTAGCATTAGTTCAAGGTGGTAAAGAAATACTTAGAGCTAATAACTCATTATTAGAATTAAAGATAAGTGGTACAACAGTTGCTACAATTAACAGTACAGGAATA